CGTCTGGTCCGAGTAAATATTATAGACGCCCGGACGGACCAAGTTATCCGGCATCACAAGGCTCGGTATCTGCGCGTTCGCAGACCGAATTGTTTGGAGCGCATCTGCAGCTAACCCTTCATACGTTTGGTCAGGCGGCAGGCGATAAGCGGCGCGCGTCCGTATCACAAGATTGTAATGGATCGCAGCGAGATATTCCGGCGGAAACACATACAACGAAGTCAAATTATCAAACATGCTCAACACGTCTTTGAGCACGATATGGACTTCGTAAAGGTTTGCCTGCGGAAGCGGCCAAGGATAAATGCGCCCAACCGGCCACGCGGAGTCATAAAAGATACATTGCGAAAACGACACCAGACTTTTCAGCGTGATCCTCGCGTAGTCCTCGTATGAGAACAAAATTTGAAGCGGGTAATCCACGTTTTGTGAATTGTTCGAGCCCGCCAACATGCGGAAATACGCAGTTTCAAGTTTATCCGGGCGAACCGACACATCAATATCGCAGCCAGGACCGACAGTGTAACTCTGCGCTCCCGTGCTCACCACGCTTTTATCGACAAGATGCCAGATCAGCCAGCGTTTCATACGCCACTGTGCGATCATCATGTTGAGGCGGATAAGCGCGTCGTTCACGTCTTCAGCCAAAAGCGTCTGACCAACGCCGAGCACACCAGCGTCTTTATACGCCAGATTGATAATGTCCAAAGCTGTGTAAGACGAAAAAGGCGTAGGGACAGTCGCGCCACAGCAACTTGTCGATCCCGGCAGAGTTTCAGCCAAGGCAAAGCAAGCGGTAAGCTGCGCAGCCGTCCATCCAAAAGTCGTCTGCGCCAGCAACGCCAAAGCATCTGTTTCTGCAACGCAAGTCGCAGCGTTAAACTGCACCCACGACGGGTCAGCTTTATCCGCCGAAACCGCTTGAAACAAAATTTCAAGGCTCGCCTGTTGAGCAACAGCCTCGAAAAATTGCTGACGTGAAACTGTTACTGCCATGTTTTACCCCTGCGCTTAATGCACAATTTCCCAAAAAACAGTCGAAGTATCTGTGGCGCTGCTGGAATCAATGTCGAAAGAAGTTCCAGCCACAATATTGCTAACCGACAAGTTGCCTAACACGCCGCCAGCCGTGCCTCTGGAAACAATCACCGTATCGCCCGCTAAAATTTCAGCAGTTATAACAGTGCAAGTGCCTGCAACAAGAACTGCTGTGCCCTGCCGTCTTTCCTGCGAAACAGAATTAAATCTTCGTTGCACATAATTATTTCCGCCACCATCATAAAAATAATTAGTGAAGGAACCGCCAGCTGCATTGTGGAATAAATCTGTGCGATAAGTATTTCGCACAAAATAATGAGTATAAAGATTGATAGTTTTGTTGCCTTCAAGATATGCGAATGCGGTTACAGTTGGCCGCAGCCCGTCAATATACACACCTATTGATCCTACTAAACCTGTTCCGATAATTCTGTTATTTTTAACAGATATATCATTTATAGTTCCACGAAAACCAACATCCACAACACCCGCAGAAGTCCCAGCCAATCCAGATGTAACAGTAAAAGCGGCAGTTGCCAAACCGGCATCAATCATGCTTGCCACCACATATGTGCCACTCACCGGCACCGGATCAGGGCCGCTTGTTTTGAAAAATCTAAGAGCCACAGAACTGCCAACCACAAAAGTCTGATACGGTGCGTCAATCGTGACGGCAACAGCGCCAGTCTGCGAATATGGCGTAGAAGCATATCCCTGAAAACCAACTTGATTTACGTTTATCGAAGCAGCCCCATTCACAGAGTTTCCTTCGATTACGAGATTTTCCATGGCTCCCGTGGCTTCATTACCAACCCCATATACAGTATCTGGAGGCGTATAAGTCATTCCAACAGTAATACGACTGTTGAACCCGAACACATTATTATTTCGGAATGCAATATTCTGGAAAGCATTATACACCAAAAAGGCAGTATCAACTCCGCTAATCACATTCGAATAAATTTCGATATTTTTCGAAGGTTGCTGCCAGTTATAAGCAAGCACAGAAATTCCAACCCCAAGGCGATTAAAGGGGTCTTCGAGCACATTGTTACAAATGACAATATTTTCGCAAGAACCTGCATAATAACCTTGCAAGTAAATGCCGTTATAACTAAGCGTAGCATTTCCAGCGATTGTGAAATAATTGCCGTCAATACGACCTTCTTTCACTGAGTCAATTCGCATGATGGATTCAGCGCAATTCGTAACAACATTATTACGAACGGTGAATTTCGGCACACTCTGATAAAAGTCGATAGCTCCAAGTCGATGACTAAAAGTATTATCACGACCAGAGTGATCTATATTGTTATCCGCAACCAACACTTCGCCAGTGATAGCTGCTAACAAGATAGATGGCACCCCGACAGATGCAGTCGGAAACGGGGTGTTCAAGAAAGTGCTGTTAGTGACATTTATATTCTGCCACGTCACCGCTTGAATGTGCTGACAGTTATATCCCTGATCTTGTGCAGGTGACGTAAACTGGCAATGATCGACAATCAGCGATCCAGCAGCACTATAACAATACACCGCATTTGTATAAAGATTTTCAAAAGAGCAGTAATACACTTCAATGTTTGTCGCAGATGTAGCAGTATAAACCGCAACATTGTAATTTGTCGGATAATCAGCGCCAAAATACTGCGCCAAAGTTCCAAACATCATATCAAAGTTGAAACCAAAAATTTTCACACCGCTGGTGGACGAAAAATCAAAATACGACTTAACTCGAGTCGCAGTTCCTTTGATAGTCGCTCCGTAACCTAGAAGCGTAATTCCTGATTTTCCCGCAAACACAACCGCAGACGTTGTAGTGCTAGAAGAAGTTAGGACATAAGTTCCTTGCGGAAATTCTAATGTCCCGTCAGTAGGCAACGCATCTACAGCAAGTTGAATGGCAGCTGCATCATCGGCAACTCCATCACCAACTGCTCCAAACCACTTAACATTCAAATTACCGTCATACACTCGCAACCATGCTGCCGATCCATCACCACCAGTCGGTAAAATGATTGTGCCGCCATTATCGACATAAGTGCCAGCAGGCGCTCCCGTCACGCCATAAAATTGCCCGCCTCCGCCATCACCGACAACATTATATCCTGCCACAGTCACGACTTCACCCGACACTGGGGGCAAAGCAGCTAGATCGGCAAACAGCGCAACGCCAACAGGCAGTTCAATAGGGTTCCAAACCCCCGCAGTATTCAGATAAATCTGCTGCGTGGCCTGATCTATGCCTAAACTGATCTGCGTCGGAGCGACCATTTCACCAATCCTTTAATTGCAGCTTTTATTTCCACCAGGCAACTTCGCAGCTTGCTGGAAAAATTCTATCATGTTCATGTCATCAAGTCCGAATAGAACTTGATACAGACTTGCAAGAGAGTCCGTGTTGCTGATGCAAACCGCAGAATTGTATTGTATCCAATTCGGATTGGCTTTATCCGCAGACACGGCTTGAAAGAAAGTCTCAGCGTTTCCGTTTGCAGCCGCTGCCGCAAGAAACTGTTGTCTTGAAACTTTCGATCCCATCGTCTCGCCTTATACAAAAAGTTGGTGGTTATATTTCAAACCACCAAACTTCTTAACCTTCTTTTTTACCAGCAGGGAGCGGCAAAGATGCTTTCGCCTTTTCCTGTCCTGCCTTGAGTTCCGCAAGTTGCTTTTTCGCAACTTCCAACTCCATAGCCTTACGATCAAGTTCAGCCTGAAGTTCATCTTCTCGGGAAATATGCGCGCCCGGAGAACCAGTGGTGATAAATTCCACTTCCTCTTTCGCGTTCCCAACAATAATCGGGATCGTCTTTTTCTCGTCCCGATAACCAACAACTTTCGGATATTCCTCAAACTTATAATCAGGGAAATCCATATTCTCGTAAACACCGAGATACTGCTGTCTTGTTTTAGCCATTTCCATGCTCCTTAAAGATGCCGGGGGCCGAAGCCCCCAGCTTTTTGCGATTAGATGATGTCCGCGACAACCACGGCCCACTCCGGGCGAACCCAGAGATAACCGTAAAGAACGTCCAGACGGGTGATGAACTGATCCGACTTAATGTCGAAGCCAGTGACCATGCGAAGCGACACACCGTCCATACGCTCACGAGCGACTTCCTGCATGTTCTTCGGCATTTCCAGATCGGCGGTCGCCATCGTGACGGCATCGGGAATAAACGCAAGGTTCTTGCGATAAACCGTGCCCGTCAGCGTCAGGCTGTTAATCTGCGCGCCGTTCGCAGGCGAAGCAGTAACCGTCTGATACTGAACCGGATTACCACCGGACGGCGGAACGATAGCCGGATAGATACCCAGCACACCGCCAGCGTAGCTCGTCACAACGAACTGCTGCAGTTCACCCGTCGAAACCTTGGTGATGCGGTTGACCGCGTTCACGCCAGCAAAGGTGATAATGTCGCCAACGGTGAACGACGAAGCGCCAATCGTGATGTTGATGCTCGTGCCCGTCTGGTTCGCACCGTTGACGGTCGGAGAAACACCAGCGACATACGTGCCAGTCGTGTGCTTAATAACGGTCTGATCTTCGAACCAGTCGAAGCCAATCGCGTTATAAACTTCACCCTTGCGATACTGCTCGGAGATTTCCGTCGCAGGATTGAGAAGACCGGACAGGTTCTGCACCGTGCGGGCCATGGAAACCGGATCAAGAATGAACTTGCGGTTATCCGTGGGGGCCGAACGCAAGGACAACAGCGCCTTAGCCTGCAGCCAAGTGTCGAGCGTCGGACGCAGCAGATTGCCAGCAGCGTCAAAGTTGCCAACAAGGTTCGAAACGCCGCCTTCAACGCCAGACATAACGTCCGCCGCAACCGCGCCGACCAGATTGTTCACCGCCGGAGCAAGAATGCGCTTGGAGTAATCGTCCAAGGACATCGTGCGCTCGGCAGAGTTGAACGACACGTCAACGCCCTTCTGGGTGGCGAGCGTCAGCGTGGTGCTGGTTTCCGCCGTATCCTGAATCTGCGCGACCGGACCCGTGCGAACGGTGTAGTCGTTCGGCAGGCGGATACGCAGGCTCTGGCCGATCTTCGCGCCGGTAATGGCGAACTGATCGTCATACTGCGTGTCGATATGCTGCAGGAACGAGTTGGTATTGACCCAGAGGCGAACGGCCTCACGGGTAATCATGTTAATTGTAAGAATTGTATTCGACATGGCCTACGGCCCTCCTAGTAAGTGCGCGGACGCGCTGTTCAAAAGCCAAAAGCAGGAGGGAGTCCTCTGCGTTTCGACGGTGCCCGCGTCCGTCACTTTGTCGGGCCAGCCCAGACCACTTACCCTGCGGCCAGAGAGGGGGGATCGTAAGGTGATCCCGCCTACCTTCTGCGACGAGTTGCCTCGTTGCGTAATCTTGCCCATTCTTCCATAGAAATGTTGGGATCGTCAAGGGTCGCCGGAGCAGACCCAATACCCTGCACTTTCGGAGTAATGGGCGGAGGAGCAGACGAAACACGTTTCGGTGCGTTCAATCCACTCGCTAATTTTGCGACCGCCACCGCCTGCCTTGTCGGCGGAAGCATCGCAATCCGCGCTGCTTCATCAGGGTTCTTTGCCAGATGATAAAGCACGTCCTGCGGATTTCCAGTTTCAATCGCGGCTTCTGTCAGCGTGGTCGGAATACCACCTAAAATCTGAGCCATGTTGTTAAGCTGCGGAGCCCAATCGCCAAACTTGTTCAGGCCCTCATTCCAAATCTTGTCAGTCGTATCTTTCCAAGCCTGCTGTTTGGCGAGTTCCTGGGCCTGTCGATGAATTTCCAACTGCACGGTGCGAGGATCGTAACCAGCATCCTGCGGCTGTTCATAAGCCTGCGGCTGCTGATAGTATTGA